ATTGTAAAGCTGACTTAGAAATCAAAGACAAATGTATTAACACGCTTGGTGATTTAACTATAGAAGTTTCCCCTTGTAATAATATTGATTGTTATGATTGTAAAGATTGTGAAACTGACGAAGAAAATAAAAAATTACAACAAGAAGTAATGAAATTAAAAGAACAATTAAAAGAAACATCTCTCAAAGCTAATGAATTAACAAAACAACTTGAAATAGAATCCGAGTAAGTATATGAAAATAACACCTTGTAAAAGTGAAGCCTATAATCTGTTACACGAAGGTTGTATTGCTCTATCTCAAGTCGAAACAAACGGTATAAAAATAGACACAGACTATTTGAGAAAAGCAATAAAACGAACAACCTCACAAATTAATGAATTAACAAAAAATCTTAAACACTATAAAATCTATAAAACTTGGAGAAAACACTTTGGCTCTAAAACAAATCTTGCAAGTCGAGAACAATTGGGCAAAATATTATTTGATGTAATGAAGTATAAATGTCACTCTTACACTGACAAAGAACATAGACCAAAAGCTGATGAAACAAGTCTAAGAGCTACTAAACTTAAATTTGCTGATGAGTATTTGAGATTAGAAAAACTAAAGAAAGCAAAAGGCACTTATCTCAAAGGCATCTTAAGAGAAACAACAAACGGTTTTCTTCATCCTAACTTTCCACTACATTTAGTACAAACATATAGAGGCAGTTCATCTGACCCTAACTTTCATAATATTCCGATAAAGATTGAGGAAATTAAAAAACTAATAAGACAGGCTTTTATTTCTCGAACAAATCATAGGATTATCGAAATTGATTTCAAAGGTGCCGAAGTTAGCAACGCTACGTGTTATCATAAAGACCCAAATATGATTAAGTATATAAAAAATCCTAAAAGAGATATGCACCGTGATGCTGCTTGTGAATGTCTTATGCTGAAAAAAAATCAAGTATCTTGGGATGCTCGTGACATTGGAAAAAATATGTTTATCTTTCCACAATTTTATGGTGATTATTATATTCATTGTGCAAAAAATATGTGGGAAGCAATTATCAAAAGAAACATAAGAACAACTGATGGATTAAATCTCATTAAACATCTTAAAAGAAATGGAATTATAGAATTAGGTAATTGCAATCCAGAAGAAAAACCGGAACAAGGAACATTTGAAAAACATGTACAAAGAGTAGAGTATAATTTTTGGAATAAAAAATTCAAAGTTTATAATCAATGGAAAAAAGACTGGTATAATCAATATCTTAAAAAGGGATATTTCAAAACATTAACAGGATTCATTATCGAAGGAGTTTTAAGCAGAAATCAGGTAATTAACTATCCAGTACAAGGCTCATCTTTTCATTGGTTGCTCTGGTCATTAATTCGTATTCAAAAACTGATGAATAAATACAAAATGAAATCGTTAATTGTGGGACAAATTCACGACAGTATTGTTGGTGATATTCACAAAAGAGAAGAAAAAGATTATTTGAAAATAGTTAAGCAGGTTATCTATGAAGATATTAGAAAACATTGGAATTGGATTATAGTTCCTTTGATTGTTGAAGCCGGAATATGTCCGATAAATGGAAGTTGGTACGAAAAAGAGGAGATTAAGCTTCAATGACTGAATGTCCAATTTGCCACAAAAGTGAAAATGTAAAGAAAATGATAATGTTAGGAAAAACAACAAGAGTGAAAAATCCTCCTATTTTGAAAAAATATTCTCGTATTATATTTATTTGTTCTCAATGTTGGAAGGAAATTCGTAGAGAGAGAATTAAAGCAAATTATAATCTATCAGGAGGATGGGAACTAATATAAAATCGAAATAAAAGAGGAGATTAAATTATGATTATAAACAAAGAAGAAAAAGAAAGTTTAGTCAAAACACTGTCTTGGATGATTGCTGATATGAGGCATAATTATAATGAAGTAAAAGGTAACTTAGAGGAAGGCAGTCAAGGTGGATACAATAAAAAACTAACAGAGGCAATACAATTATTAGACATTGTCGAAAAAACAAAAGCAGTCGAGATAGTTGGTAAACACAGAAGAAGTATTCAAGTTAATTGCAGAGAGTTTAATTGTAGTCATAATCAACAAGGTGTTTGTGTTTTATCAAAAATAACTCTTCAGAGTTTAGAATTTCCAATTATAGGAAAACTTGTTTGTGCAGAAGCACAAGAGGAAGAAGGAGAAATAAAACTATAATGCCTTTTGAATTTGTTAAACCTGTTGTCAATTTATCTGTAAGAAAATTATGTATAAGACCTTATCCTTTACACCCAAAAGGTTGCCCAAACTATAATAAAAAAGAGGGATGTCCTCCAAAAAGTCTTATAATATCTAAAATTCTTAATCTTAATAAAAAATGTTATGTAATATGGAATGTGTTTAATTTTGATAAACATTGTCAGAGAATGAAACAGCTTCATCCAAATTGGAAAAAGAAACAAGTAGAATGTTGTTTGTATTGGCAAAACAAAGCAAGAAATCAACTTGAATTGGAAATTCTTAAATTCAGACAAAAACATCCTAATCAATTAATATTAAAAGTACCGGAATCTCATGGAGTCAATGTCACTGCAACTATGAAAAAAGTTGGAATAGAATTAGAATGGCCTCCGAAAACAAAAACTTATCAAGTAGCAATAGCAGGAGTAAAATTATGGAAATGAAACAGTATTCAATTGGTTTTGTATTTAATAATAATTGCAGTAGAGTCTTATTAATTGAAAAGAAAAAACCAAAATGGATGAAAGGAAAATGGAATGGTATTGGTGGAAAAATAGAAGATTCTGAAACACCTTTGCAAGCGATGAAAAGAGAATCAATTGAAGAAACAGATTGTGAATATGATTTTGCATTAAAGATTATACTAATCTGTCCCAGTGGTACTGTTTACATTTTTGCAGCAATAGAACCAACTATTAATATAATATTCTCACAAGTAGAAACGGAGCGACTTGCTTCCCATCAAATAAACAATTTATATAAAGTAAATATTATGTCAAATCTGAAATTTATTATACCTTTGTGTCTTGCTGATTTGCATTTTCCAATAACATTAATAGAAAACGATTTAGGAACAGAAGATATAAACTGGAAAGAATTAGAAAGGAATTGAGATGGAATTATACAAAAAACATAGGCCAAAAACGTTAGCCGAGGTAGTTGGACAAAGCAGTGCTGTTAGAGTATTAACAGTTGCTTGTGAGAAAAATGATATTCCCCATTATCTTCTTTTTACAGGCCCAAAAGGTTGTGGCAAAACAACACTTGCAAGAATAGTTAGAAAATTATTGAAATGTAGTAAATATGATTTTATTGAAGATGCACCACGCAAAGTTGACGATGTTCGTTTGATAAAAAGCAGGATAAATCAATCACCCATGAAAGGTAAGTGTCGAATATGGTTTATAGATGAGGCACATAAACTCACATCTGATGCACAAGAGGAGTTTTTGAAAATGTTAGAGGACACTCCCTCTCATGTCTATTTTATTTTAACAACTACCGACCCACAAAAATTGAAATCAACTTTGAAAGACAGAGGTACTGAAATAACAGTTAAATCATTGAATGATAAAAGTCTAAATAGATTAATTAATGATGTTTGTAAAAAAGAAAGATTAAAGATTCATTCCGAAGTTTTGGATAAGATTATTGAAAACAGTAATGGTTCTGCTCGCAAAGCTTTAGTTTTTCTCAACATTATTAAAAATCTAAATAGCAAAAGTGAAATGTTAGAAGCTATAGTAACTACAACTGCCGAGACACAAGCAATAGCTATAGCAAGAGCACTTTTCAAACCAAAAGTTAATTGGAGAGACTTAGCAAAAATAATAAAAGAAACTAAGGGAGAAGAACCGGAACAAATACGCTGGATGATATTAGGTTATGCAAATTCAGTTTTGTTAGGTGGTGGAAAACTATCTGCAAGGGCATTCTTGATAATTGATGCTTTTAGAGACAATTTTTATGACAGCAAATGGGCTGGGATTACGGCAGCTTGCTACGAAATTGTAGAAGGAACAAAGTAAAACTATTTTTAAGATTTACAACGAAAATCGTTATAATATAAGTATAAATAAATTTTATTTAGTATTAGTATTGGAAAGGAGAGAATAAAAATGACCGGTTATACTATCGAAGTTGGCTACAATAGTTCTCATCATAAAGAAGACGTAGGCATAGAATTGGTTAAAGTTTCAAAAGAGATAAAAAATAACCCAAATCTTATCTATGATGAAGTATTAAGAATAGAGAAACGACCAGAGGATGGAACTCTTGATGATTTGAAATGTCATACAAATCATTATAAAAATTGTGATGATTTAACAATTAGAATATTTGATGATTATGAAAAAGCAAAGAAATATCAATCGAATGTTTTAGAAGAGGATTTTTATCCATTTGTCTGCCAAACAGCAAGTTCTGGTAATGGCTTTAGGGGAATAAAAGAGCAATGCAGAAGAGCATTTTGTCGTTTGGTATTAGAACGAATGCACTCAAAAGGAATGGAAGTAAATATTATAGTCTCATAGGACAGAACAAGGAAATTAAAAAATGAAAACAGAAGAAGAATTTGACCTATACTATATTGACATGAACAGGCTTGAGGAACAAACTGCTGAACATGCTTTTATGTTTGTACAACATAGTAAAGAATTAAAAAAAGCTAAAGAACAATTATCACAGGCAAAATCAGAACTTGAATTAACTGATGCTGATATAGGTCACTGGGCAACGAAAAATCCGAAAAAATATAAACTGCCAGCAAAACCAACAGGCCCAATGATTAGTCGTGCAATTCTTAGACATCCAAAACATAAGAGAGCATTAGAAAAATATCAAAAGGCTCAGGAATTAGTTAATTCTCTGCAAATATATGTAAATGCTTATGAACATCGAAAAAGAATGATTTCAGAAGCAGTTAAATTGTTTGAAGACCAGTATTTTGCTAAACCTTATATTGCATCAAGTGAAATCAAGGAAGTATCAGAACAATTAGAAAAGAAAAGAATACGCTCGAAGTCAGGATTGAAAGACAAAAGAAGGAAAAGAAAATGATACTTTGTAATATATCAATTTTTGATTTGATTTTATTAATATTAGTTATCTTTGTTGTGGTTCCAATATTAAGTTATCTTTGTATTAAATTTGGTACGGTAGGATTTTATCGAGGAAAGGAGGCTAACAAACGAGAAAAAGTAAACAGTGAGAATACAGAAAATAAAAAACAACAATTTAACAAGGAGTAATTCAATGTCAAAAAGAAGGAAGAAAGAAAAAAGGAAAAAACGAAGTACATTAGAGAATGTTCAAAGAAGAATGGAGACACATAAAACTGGTTTTGCTCCTACTGCGTTTGAATTGCCGGAGAACACAAGTTTATTTGTACTAAAAGATGAGAAAAGTGTTCGATTGGATATAATTCCTTACGAAGTTGGTGAGGGAAATCCTTATGCAGACCCCGGAACACTTCATTATGAAAGAACATTTTATGTTCATCGTGGCATCGGTGCTGACCAGAACTCTTATGTTTGTCCGGCAAAGACATGTGGAGAAAGATGTTATATTTGTGAGTACAGAGCTAAGTTGTCAAAAGACCCAGACGCAGATGAAAAACTCATTAAGGATTTATTTCCAAAACAACGACAGCTTTTCAATGTAATTGACACTAAGGAAAGAGACAAAGGTGTTCAGCTTTTAGAAATCTCTTATCATCTGTTTGGAAAAGTTCTCGATAGAGAAATACAAAATGCCGACGAGGATGATGATTACAGAAGCTTTGCCGAATTAGAAGGTGGTAAAACCTTAAAACTTGGTGTGGAGGAACAACATGCCGAAGGAAATTCTTGGCTTAGTGTAGTTTCTATAAATTTCAGAGAACGTAAAGACGACTATGATGAAGACATTTTAGAAGAAGCTGTATGTCTCGATGATATTCTAAGAATCAAAGACTACGATGAATTAAAAGAGATTTTTCTTCAAACAGAATCCGATGATGAAGATGAGGACGAAGAGGAAAAACCTAAGAAGAAGTCAAAATCAAAATCTAAGAAATCATCAAAAAAGAAAAAAGATGAGGACGAAGAAGATGAAGATGTTTTAGATGATGAGGACGAAGATACTGATGATGAAGATGAGGATGATGAAGATACTGACGAGGAAGACAGTGATTTAGATGACGAATTAGAAGATGATGATGAGGAAGAAACAGAAGATGAGGATGATTTAGACGATGATGATGAAGACAATGAAGATTCTGAAGATGATGATGAAGAGGAAAACCCTAAGAGGAAGTCAAAATCCAAATCTAAAAAAACATCAACGTCAGGGTCTAAGAAGAAAACCAAGACTAAGACGAAAACATCTAAGAATAAAAAAACCAAATCAAAAAAAGGTAAGAAGAAAGGAAAAAAGAATAAATGCCCCGGTGGTGGAAAATTCGGAAAAGATGTTGACAAGTTAGACGAATGTGAAGATTGTCCTGTATGGGATGATTGTTACGATGCTTCAATAGAAGAAGATGATTAGTTAAAGTTAATAGGAAAGTTGGGGATAGTAAAACAATATAATACTATCCCCAATTTGAAACTTTTTATAAATATGAAGAACAACGAAAACAAGAAATTATGTAAGCTTTGTGCAGAAAACAATGAGAATTGTTGCTGTACCGTTATGCCCGGTTCTTTTGCTCCTAATGATATTAAACTTAATGTGAAATTTATTGCTAATAAATTATTTCTAAATGAATGGGCTGTTGATTATTGGGAAGATGAACCACCTTTGTATTATCTGCGTCCGGCTACTGTTGGCTGTAAAGAATATATAGACCCATCGTGGGGTGGAATTTGTATTTATCTAACAGAGAATGGATGTAAACTAAATTTTGAAGAAAGACCAACACAATGCAAAGCATTAATTCCGGGATATGATAAGGAGAGTGGTTGTGTTCTTCCCAAACATTGCACCAAACATTACATTGCATTATTATGGCAACCACATGAAAAATTATTAATGAAAGCTGTTAATTTAGCTACAAAAAAATGAAAACTAAAGATAAAACTAAAAAAATCAAAAACGCTATAAGACGAAAAAGAGAAGAGAAAGCTTTAACAGCAGCGGATTTTCTTTCTACAGGCAGCACAATGCTCAATCTTGCATGTACTGGATTTCCGGAGCGTGGTTTTGCTAAAGGTCGTTATTATTTCATAGTGGGTGATTCAATTAGTGGCAAAACATTTTTATCTTTAACATGCTTAGCCGAGGCGTCTATTAATGACAACTTTAAAAACTATAGATTTATTTATGATAATGCTGAAGATGGTGCATTGATGGATGTAAAAAGATTTTTTGGGGAGAGAGTTTTTAACCGAATGGAACAACTTTGTTCATACAGCATTGAGGAATTTTATTTTAACGTTGATGATGCTATCAAAGATGGAAGACCGTTTATTTATATTATTGACTCGATGGATTCATTGAGTAGTGAACCGGAAGGAGCTAAATTCGATAAAACAAAGGATGCTTATCGAAGGGGCAAGGATGCCCCCGGTTCCTATACTGACGGTAAAGCTAAAGTTAATTCTGCAATGCTACGCAGAGTTATAGGTAAACCATTATTAAAAACAGGTTCTATTTTAATAATTATCAATCAAACAAGAGACAAAGTAAATGCCCGTCCTTTTGAATCAAAGAAAACACGTTCTGGTGGACATTCTCTTCATTTTTATAATTGTCTTGAAATATGGTCAAGTGTTGCCGGTAGAATACAAAAAACAGTCAAAGGCAAAAAAAGACAACTTGGTATTTACAGCAAAATAAAAGTTAAGAAAAACAGATTCACTGGTCGTGAAAGAGAAGTAATAATTCCTATATATCATTCAGCAGGAATTGATGATGTTGGAAGTTGTGTTGATTATATGCTCGATGAAGGCAACTGGACACAGAAAAAAGAGGGTAGAAAAACTATCATAAATGCAAAAGGTTTAGGCATCAAAGGTTCACGAAATAAAATTATCAGATTAATAGAAAAACAAAATCTTGAAAAAGATTTAAGAGAATTAGTAAGTGACACGTGGAATGAAATTGAGGAAGCTTGCACTATACAAAGAAAGAAGAAATATGAGTAAAAAACACTATCATATGCTTGTTAATTATGAAGATGCAAAACCGGGACAGTTGCATTGGTGGGAGGAAAGTTGGTCAGATATTCCTCCAGAAGAAATAATTGAAAATTTTAATAATACACTACGTCCCCATGAGAAAGCAAGAAAACTTATAGATTATGAAATATTAGAGGACAATGAAAATAAGCCTCATAGTTGGAAAAAGAAAAGTCTTGTAACTCAAATAAAAGGTGATATTTCCTTTGATATTTACAGATGTACAGAATGTGGAGTCACAGGTAAAAGATTTGGAATTGCTGGTCAAATTGTACTTGATAAAAAATATAAGAAAAGAATTTATTGTAAATAAATGAAACAGGAGATAGTAAATATGGATGAAATCAAAAAAGAAGCTTATGAAATAATGAAAACAATACCAAAAAAGCTGGAAAACGAAAACCAAAAAGAAACATTTCAATATTACACAATGTAAATGCAAGTTATTCATACGTTGAAGAAAATATTCAATCAGCTACAAAACAATTTCTACTTAGGTGGTTTCATCCTTCTACCTCATTAAAAACTGTAAGTAAGACTGGAATTGCTTTGTGTAATAAAATATTAGATTCATATCCAGAAGATGATGAACTCGAAGATGAGAATGAATAAAAATGAGTAAAAACAAATCTTTCAATCCAGTAGATTTCAGAAAATCACAGGAAGCAATGTACCAAATTATGCAAGCAGGTGTATTTAAGGAGTTAGCTAAATACCGCAAAGCTTTATTTGATGCTTACCTTGAAACTGGTTTTACGGAGGAACAGGCTATGCAATTAATTATAGCAGAAGTACAAAAACCTTTCTTTGGCAACAATAATGATTGTCAAAACAAAAACGAGGAATAGTTAATAATGTATTGTCCAAAATGTTCAGCAAAGAAAACGAAGGTAATTGATTCCAGATTGCAACCTAATGGAACTATAATTCGCAGAAGAAGATTGTGTTTGAACTGTAAACACAGATTTACAACTTGGGAGTCTGCAATGACTATGGACATAAGAAGTTCGTTATTAACAATCTGTAAAAAGAGAATTGAGAGAATTAAAAAACAAGCACAAACAATTATTACTGATATAGAAAAGGAATCAAAATAATGGAAATAAGTGAACATCAATACAAATATGGAAAAGAAAAAATAAATAAATTT